TGATATTGTACCGTAGTTTTACGGTAATGCAATTAATTTATACGTTGCCCTGTGAGTGGATGGAATTTAGGTTCATACACTTGTTGTACAGGTCTCTGTCGTGCGACCTGATTAATCACAAAGTACATACGCATCATGAGTGCGTCCGCATAGTCTGGACTTCTCCCCAACCGTTCTTTAATATCTTCTTTCGGCATCAATTTAATCTTTGATTCTTTATCAATATCAATCTGTCTTACCTGCTCTAATTCTTCCACTAACGCATCACGTATCATCGGATCAATATCATTAATCCCCACTAATCCCGTGTTTACTTTATCCGCTAAGATAAAATAACATTGTGTTTTTAAGTTTGAGTAATTCACTTTCTTTGTCTCATCAGTCGGCTGGATCGCAGTAGAGTTGTTTATAAACCCTTTTGCACCCTTAAACTGATCTACTACCCCACCGCCTACACCGTCCTCATCAATAATAAAGTGTGAACGTGGGATACTATACTCTGTTTCAATCTGTCTCAATACTCCCACCGTTTCATCTGTTCTCTGCTTACTGTACGTTCTTATCTCAAGTACCTGTAAACTATTCCAAATCATAATCACTGTCTTATCCTGCCCCATTCGTGCAACGTCCACAGACACATAATAATCATGTGGCATCATTTTCGTTTTATTTGTGAAGATATCACAAATAGCATCGTACTCCATCAATACGCCCGGATCATCATCATACTCAAAATTACCGTTCAACAATCTTTCTACTGTTACCTTATCGGATCGTCTTAAGTTGTCTATATATTCCTGCTTCACATACTTCTTATTATCAGTAACAAGTGAAGGTATAAACACTTTTTCTTTCTCTAGTCTCTTCTCTTTCCATGGTTTGTAAAAATCCATATAAATCCAGTTTTTTGCAGGATTACAGGTGTACAATACTTTAGGAATAGTTGACCATCCTTTCCCTTCTAACAATGAGAAACGACCACGTAATACATGTGTAGCTTTTACATTCACTTCTTGCGATTCATCAATAAATGCCCCAGTTAAATCGTATGATCCTAATCGGTCAAACTCTGGATCTGATGGTTTATATTGTAAGTCTACAAGAAACACAATAGACCCGTTACTAAAGGTCACTGTGTTTCTTTGAGCATTATACTTAAAATGCACATCAGCTTGTAGATCAAATCCAGTACATACTTTTAAGAACGTACGGAGTGTCGTAGAGATCAATCGTGTTAATTCTTGCCTACCAATCATCCACGCACTTCCCGGAAACCGTAGACAATTAATCACAATCCATGAGCACCCAAGCCATGATTTACCACCTCGAGCACCACCACCAAACAAGACTTCATTTGTCACCTCGTCAGTCAGGTATTGCCACGCTACATATTGTTTCGGTTCTGGTTTAAATTGAATAGTACTACTCATTTGTAGGAGCTACAATCTGAATCGTAGCAGGTAATAATTCTTTACCGTCTGCACCTGTCAACTCACTTCTTTCGATATATCCCCTATTCTTCCCCTTTGTCTTCAAAAAGAAAATAGTTGAAGTAGGTATATTGTCTTCAATCTGTTTATGAAGTTTACTTTCTGCAAAGTCTAGAGCTATCTCTGAGCAGTCATCACAAGCTTTTTTAAACTCTGGATCATTATTATACCACAAATAATAAGTACCCCTATCAATATCTACCATCTTACACGCCTGAGTCACTACTCCAAGACATTTACGCATTGCCTCAATGCACGCTTTCTTCTTCGTAGTAGTACGTTCCTGCTCCTCTTTTTCATTATGTTGAATTTCGTTTAGTTCATCCATATGTTTCCGTTACGTTTAATAACTAAAGAAGGATCAAGTTTTTTCATTCTATCTACTATCACTTGGCAGTACTTCGGATCAAGTTCCATTCCGTAACATTTACGTTTTAATTGGTGAGATGCTACCATTGTAGAGCCTGAACCCAGGAAGAAGTCTACTATTAACCCTCTATCTGGACAACTTGATTTGATAGCTCTTTCACATAATGCAATCGGTTTAGGTGTAGCATGTCCCCCTTCGTCTCCTTGTCTTATATGCCTTTCAAACTTCCAAACATTATTAAAGTTATCATGTGTATTATTGAAGTATGCCCTAGTTGCATAAAAATCCCACTTAAGCTCATCATATTCTTTTTTCAGCTCATCATATTCTTTTTTAAATGCATCATTGCCTGTTTTTTCTCTTAGGCTATCCGCCTCTTTTTTCATCTTATTGTATACTTCTCTTGTAGGAAAATTAAACTGACTTTTACTTGTCCAGTGATCTCTCAAGAGATCACTGTGTCCTACTATTTTTTTCATTGTAGGCACATCCCACCCCATTTCTAACCTCGATTTTAATAAGTAATCTCTTATAGGTTCCCAACCTTCAAAATAATTATCTGAATTGTTGTTAAAGCCCTGTACTCCACACATAACAAATAAACACTTTTCATCAGCTATCGCATAACTCCTAGTATTTTCGCTATTTTGTCCTTGCCCATTTCCCTTATCCCAAGTAATTAAATTTCTAAATGTCGCCTTTTGCTCCTTAAAGTAAGGCTTAAGTATTTCAGAATATATATCCATTAGTGGCTCATCAATACCCCAGCAGTAGAAACTCCCATTCTCTTTCAAAATAATCCACTGTGTAGCTATCCACTCTTTATTAAAATCAAGTAAATCATCATAGTTCATATTATCACCTATCACCCCTTCTTTTTCTTTCTTCATCCCATATGGAGGATCATTAAACCCCATATCAGCTTTCTCTCCATTCATTAATTTTTCCACCGCATCAATACTCGTACTGTCTCCACATAACAACCTATGCTCTCCAATCTCTATTAAATCACCCAATACAATATCCGTTTTTACTTCATCAGGCATCTCATAATCATCTTCAGTTGCTTCTACCTCTTCATCGAGTATCTCAAGTTCTGGTATATCCAAACCCCACTCTTCAAGTTTTTTTACATCCCACTCACTCGTTAATGTTCCCCAGTCCCACTCACCATTACTTACGTTATCACGTATAATAATTTCATTCTCCTGGTCTTCAGTAAGTCCTTCCATAATAACTACTGGGATTTCTTTCCATCCTAAATCTTTTGCAGCCTGATACCGTGTATTACCTGCTATAATAATATGTTCACCTGTTCTTGTAGATATAATACAAGGTCGTGCTTCAAAATGTTCTTTTCCTTTTTCACTCTCTAAACTTTCTTTCAACTTTAAAAACCCATCATCTTTAATTATACGTGGATTCTTAGGATTCTTCTTCATGTCTGCAATACTGCGATACTCCATATCAATACTAGTTATTAATTACTCTCAGTATATTCAATAGACGGAGAATAGCAATAATAATTCATCAATACGTATTCCTTACTAATAATGATTATTGTTTATAAATGCTTTTATCAAATAGTATTATAACACAAGTAACAATATTATCACCAACGTATAAATTTTCACACTTTTTTACCATTGACTTATACTGATTATATTACACAATAGATTGACAACACTAAAAAAGTATTTTGGCGTCATGTTTCAAGTAACTTTAGCAACACCCCCCCCTGTTGCTTGATTTTACTGGCTCTAGTTGCTCGTTTACAGCGTTTTTGTTCATAACTTAGCAACACCCCCCGATCTCTGTAAACTGGCTCTAGAAGCCTTAATACAAACTAGCAACAGGGTTAACAGGCAAAAAACTATAATTAGTTCTCTATATATATAAAATAAAAAATAAAAAAAATAAAAAAAATTTCGTGTGAAGAAAAGTTTTCATTTTTTCTACAAACCCTGTTGCTTGGCTTTTTCTCAAATCGTGTATCATTGCTTTGTACCTAGCCAAACATCAAGCAACACCCCTAAGCCATCGCCTGTTGTTTTTTGGTAAAAATGACGTCCAATGTTGTATAATACTACTTCAAAAACCATACCAAGTTGTCAAGTACCTCATTTTCTAATACAGTCCTATTGATACAGTGTTTTTGTACTCTAAAATTGATAATTTCCACATAAAACACTTTACTTTTGTCTGACGTTAGTATAAGATAGGTACATATCATATATCATCACTTACATCATATGACCACATCCATTACCTCTCATATTCTCACCACACGCGATCAGTATGAGACGATTGCCACAATCTACCACACCACTATTGAAGACGTCTTGCAGGTAGCACGAGACCTTACTACGTTGATTGAAGATGTGACTATATCTATTGAAGAGTTCAAAGTACGATGTGCTTCTATTGATCAGTTTTATTCTTAATATCATCCTTACACATTATGAAAACATTTGATGAGTACCAAACATTAACTACATGGCAGGAAAAACAACAGTATCATAGAGACTGTGAAGACGATGAGACCGTGACACTCGATAATTATAATCGTATTGATATTGCCTATTGGAAAGAGTACTACGAGAGAGAGGAACTTATTGAAAACGACATATGTCCTGATTGTAGAGCGTCTATACAACGTGACCGTATAGAATACGACGGCAACTATGTAGACGAGACTACGTGTGATTGTTAATTTTTACTATTTCTTTACATTTACTTTATGCATGACGATTACGGAATATTTATAACATCTGAGGAAACCGCACAATATATAGTAAAACGTATACGCAAATATGGCTCCCTATTTCTTCCATGGACGGACGGACAAGGAAGCCAGCTAGATTTACTCTTTACTTTTCCTTATATTGAATCAGGAGTACAAAGAGGACTACAGCATAGCGAGATAATAATTGGTGTAAGTGGTGCTTCATTTTTCGGATTTGATAAAGAAGAAAAATATGTATCTTATATTGCTGAGAAACTTCATTTACCACGAGAATCAAGTACTACAGAATTACTGACCGATTTTATCAATTTAATTTTAAAACAACTATGAAAAAACCAACAAACGACCGTAGAAACTGTTTGATTGCCATTATCTTATGGGTTGGAATTTACGGACTTTTAATTTACAACGCTTTTATAAAATAGCCTTGACTTTTGTCTGTCAATACTATACTATTCAGATATACAAAAAGAGGGCTAACCCTCTTATGTACGTAATATCATCCTTTACCCATCATTCATACTATGACTGACCAAAAAACGCAAGAGAAAACATTGAAAGAGACATTACTTGCACTAGGACATGACCCTGTTCACGTTGAAACATACAATAGTTATGTAATCGAATTACGCACAGCGAAAAATAAAAAAACAGGTGAACTCGCATACCCATACGCTCAGCATATTACAAAAGAAAAGTTTATTGAATACTTTGAGAAAGTAGAAGCGGACGGACTACATATAGACGGTAAACATATTTCAATCCAGAGCACAGGAATCAGTTATGACTATATAGCATATAAAAATAAAATGCTTTTAGCATATCCTGACACTAAAATTGATATGTCACTCGTATTTAAAGATGATATTTTTTCATTTGAGAAAAAAGATGGTACAGTTTCATACAGTCATACAATAGCTAATCCATTTACACAGAAAGAATCTGATATTACTGGTGGTTATTGCGTTATTAAGAATGCACGTGGTGAGTTTTTAACATTAATGAGTATATCTGATTTTGAACAACATAGAAAAGTAGCAAAGCAAGATTACATATGGAAAGCATGGATGAAAGAAATGTGCTTAAAAACTCTTATCAAGAAAGCATGTAAAATACATTTCTCTGATATTTATGGGGCACTTGATGAAGAGGATAATAAAAGTAATGACATTACTCTTCCAACAGATGTAGAAATAGAGTGGAAGCAGGAAGTAGAGGCACTAAACACACTTGATGCACTTTCTGAATACTACCAGAAAAACGCAGGACGAGGCAAAGACTTTGCACGATTAGTGACAAAGAGAAAGAAAGAATTATCTACTACTAATTAATACTATGATCATTCACAACCACGAACAACGCTCGCCTGAATGGTGGGCGTGTCGGGCAGCAAAATTAACTGGATCAAACGCACTTACTATCGCTACAGCAGGGAAAGGACTAGAGACATACTGCTATGAAGTACTCGCTCAAAAGTATGCAGTCACTCAGGAAGAATCGTATAGTAACCATCATACAGAGAGAGGGGTAGAACTAGAAGCAGATGCACGTATCTTGTTTGAACTACAAACAGGAAAGAGGGTAACTGAGGTAGGATTTATAGAAAGAGATGAGTATAGCGGAGCAAGTCCGGATGGTTTGATAGAAGACGAGAAGGCAATTTTAGAGATTAAATGCCATCAAAATGTTAAACATTTCAAGTTGATGGTACACGGAGAGAAAGAGATTGAGAAAGGATATTTATATCAAATGCACATGGAAATGATGTGTGCTGGATACGATCATGGGTATTATGTAGCGTACAATCCTAATTTTGAAAAATCTTTATTAATCTTTAAAATAGATAAAAATAAAGATATAGTAGAGAAGATAGAAAAAGGGATTGAAGCAGGGGTAGAGATACTCAAGAAGATTGAAGCAGAGTTACTTCTTAATAACTAATCTATGCCATCCTTTACCGAACTACAACTAAAAAACCTTCGCTTACGTGAACGTATTGAGAAGGATAAACAAGCTTTTACGAATTTTATAAATATATCATTACAAACTATCTTACATGCACATCAACCAAGCAACACTCAAGGGGACAATCAGCCAGATCTTCCCGAAAGAAAAAGTAGTAAACCTCACAGTACTCACAGCAAAAGACTATTGGACAAAGGAAGGAGAAAAGAAGACTCAGTTTTCGTACGTGCCGTGCGTAGCATTTGGACACGAGGCAAACAGAATTAAGAGTTCAGGTGCAGAGAAAGGTGATCTTGTTACTATTATCGCTTCTATCGCTCAGAACTCATACGAGAACAAAGAAGGAACAAAGATTTATACTACAAACGTAGTGATTGAATCATTTGATTTAAGTAAGAAGAAAGACGGAGGTAATGGAGCAACTAAAGGAGAAACTTCTGAAGACGCTTTGTCACTCGAGAACGTGCCTTTTTAATAAAAACATTTGACTTTTGTCTGACAATAATATACAGTAGGTACATATCATCCTTTACTACTATATTATGATCTACATGATCCAAGTACCACAAGAAAACAGACCTGCATTTATCCTGAATGGCTTCTTGGGATTACAAGAAGCTGTTCAGCTTGCAAAAAAATCACTAGAACTCTTTGCATTACCTGCAGTAGAGATAGTAGACATGGAAACACAACTTATTACTTTAACACTTACTAAAGATGGCGAAACTAGGAAGACCGAAACTATTTGATGTGCGAGAGACAATCAGATTGTCTGCAATCATGCACAAAATAATTCGTCTTATTATGAATAAAAACAAAAAAACATTTGGTGGCACTGTACGACAACTTGTCGAGGAATCACCACAATATAAAGCATACGAACATGAAGAATTCCCAACACCTAACGATTAACCATGAAAAATATATTAATAACTGGATCATTTTCTGTAGGAAAATCAACTACGTTAGATGCAATAGAGCCTAAAATACCGTATAACGAAAGATTAATTACAAGAGATCTTGCACGTCATTATATGGAATCGAGAAGGCTTAAAATTGACACCATGACTGACAAAGAAAGGCACGATATGCAACTTACAGTCTCGAGTGGGTATATCGGATCTATTAAGGAAGCTTCACATGCAAGAGTAAAAGCCGTCATGGACGGATCACTAATAGAAGCGTATGCGTACTCAGACGGTATCTTACCAGAACAGACCATGGACAGGCTAGCGGAAAAGCTTACTGACTATCCAGAGCACTCAATAGCCTACGTCATACCTCCTACTATACCACTAGAGAATGACGGGTTGAGACACACAAACAAAGAGTTTCGTATCTATATTCATAAAAGAATCATGGAGATTATAGAAGCATTTGGAATTCCTTATCAGTTTGTTACAACTCAAGGAGTGGAAGAGCGAGCAGATGAAATACTTTACCTACATAATCAACAATAAATATGACGTTTATTTACTCTTATTTTGAATCGCTTATCATAATGGTATTTTCAGTACTGTTACTAATTATCCTTTATATATCAACGACAAAATTTTTAGAAAAAATAGAAAAACGAAAAGAAGAACAAAAAGAAATAATAGTATACGTCGGAGACACATCAAAAGTAGCTTATAGAGATATTATCACAATAAACGGAGAAGAGTATCTAGTACAGAAGAGAAGGAAAGATTCACTTGTTTGCACTAGATACAATTAATTACATAACCAACAATAATCATGAGTAAAAAAATTGTCATAAATGCATGTTATGGAGGGTTCGGACTTTCAGAAGAAGCTATTGATCTTTATAAAGAACTAAAGAATACCAAAGAAGATATATATTCAGGTGATATATCTAGAGAAGATATCTGTTTGATTGAGGTAATTGAAAGGTTAGGATATAGAGCAGATGGTAGATATTCCGAGCTCAAGATAGTAGAAATACCTGATGATGTTGATTATACGATCAAAGAATACGACGGTATCGAATGGGTAGCAGAAGTCCACAGAACGTGGGAATAATATTTACTTATAACAAATCAAATGACTAACAAACCATGTTCAGAAAATTATATCCTAGAGCCACAGAAAGGAGTACTCCAATATTGCCCTCATAACGAGAATGCCGAGTGGATAGCAGAGGGCTTACGAGCTATAGCAGGACTACGCACTACAACAAGCGTACTGATGCAGAATGTTTGCGAGAACCATAAAGACCCTGTTACGAAGTGGAGTGAAGCAATGCAAAGAGTACGAGCAAACGGTCACCACGTCATGGGCGACATGCTCGAAGGGTG